TCTTAAGTTTTTCTTTAATGTATTTGATGCTTGTGCTAATTGACCTGATGAATTTTGGGATAAAATAAACATATTTAAAGATTCTATTGTAGAAACTTGTTCATCTGTTAGTTTTGGTTTTTCAATGTAAGATTTAGTTACTATACCATATTCCCCAGGCATACTTAAAGCTCTAACCATATAATCATCTAATGTAACTGTTCTCTGTTGAGTAGCAATTTGCATTAGAGTATTTTGTCTAATTTCTTCATCTGTATCTCCAGCTCTACCTCCGTCTGCTGCTTTAGTATTATTTGCTGCTAATGAACTAAAAATATAATCTGCTGAAGTTGCATTGAGGTTAACTTTATTAAATTTAGTATTATTAGAATTAATTGAAGAAATAGTCCCCACAGGAACGTTTGATTCAACTCCTCCTCCCGTTAGATACCTCACAGTTAATGTAGTACTTGAAGGAGCAATACCATAAGTATTTGTAAATAGGAAATTGGTTGGTGAGTATGCAGTTGTAAGTTTGTTTTTTTCAAAGGGTAAACCTATACCTACATTATTAGGGTTAGGTGTAATTTCTTCATCTATATCATTTGGGTTACCTGCCCCAAATTGAATTTGTAAATTGTTTTCTGATGTTAAACGTGTAGCAAAACGTCTTTGTACTTTTTTTAACTTAAGTAAAAAGGGAATATCACTCTCATCAGTTGCATTGGGGTCATGAATATTAGTATTTTTAATATTGTCATATACCATTTCTTGGCCTAAATAATCAACCTCAGACCATGTATTTCCATCAGAATCCACTATATCTAATATACCTATTATATTTTGGGCTTGAATGTTTATAGTTTGAAACTGTTCAGGTGCCCCAAATGAAAAGGTTTGAGTTTGGATATTTGCTGAAATAGCTTTTCTTGTTTTCTTTAAAAGATAATATTGAGGGGTTGATCCTGCTATTTGATATATTGAAACCTCAGTTGGGTCTAAAGAGCTTGAAAATGAAAAATCACATTTATCCTCCATTAAAAATGAAATAGCACTATTAGAATTTGAACCTACTGTTGAGTTTTCTCCTATAGTTAAGGCATAATCAAAATCAGGTACTATACTTGCACCCGCAGTTTTTGCTGGAACTTGTTGGTATAATTCTATATCTACTTGGGCCGCTCCCGTAGCTTTAGGTTTGTATCCAAACATATAAGCTAATTCATATAAATTATTAGTTTGCCTTGCAAACTGAGTAAAAGTTTCTTGTAGTTGGTTATCTAAATAAAAAGACATTACATCACCTACATAAGCGGCTTGCTCCATAAACATCATACCTGGTGATGTTGGAGAAAAATCATTATAAGTGTTTGGGAAATAAGTTTGAGAAAACTCTATTAATTTAGCCCTAATGTCTGAAAAGTCTCTATCTAAATATTTTATGTCTCTATTTACTGGTGTTGCCATTATGCAAAGTCTATTGCTAGTGTATCATTAATATTAGTATTAATTACACTATAGGTTAATGATACTGTAATTGTATTTGTATCTTCTTGTCTAAGTATTTCTAAATTACCCACAGCTACATTAGGAAAAAATGTATTTAAATCACTTTGAATTCTTTCTTCTAGAAAATCTAAATTATCTGTTGTTATTTGTTCAAATATAAAAGCTCTTAATCCTCCCCCAAATGTTGGGTTAAGTGGTCTTTCTCCTGGGTTTGTTAAGAAATAGTTAATTAAATTATTTTTAATAGCTGCTGCTGTAGTAAAATTAGGTCTAAACACACCAGGAGCATTAAAGGGTATATCTACCCCTACAGCCGCACTTTTATTAAAGTCTATTGGAAATATTTGTTGTGCTCCAAATGCCATTATCTATTTGTCATTAATCCCATTATTTGATCCATTCCTACTTCTCCTGGGGGTAATTGACCGTTTGGGGAAGTTGTGTCTACATTACCACTTGGGTTAAAAGTTTGTGCATTTCTGCTTGTTAAATTTAATTTAGTTTCACCTATAATATCCAAATAAGATTGTCTTTTATCTGCTTGTGATTTAGGTGGAGTTTGAGATACAGGTGGAGGTGTAGTTGAAGTTATGGTTCTATTCTCTTGAATAGGTTGGGGAGTAACAACTTTTGGTGCCTTTACTGCTTCTAATAAAACTTCTTTTAATTCCTCTTGTATTGCTTCTTTAACTGCTTCTTTAATTAAATTTTTAAGTAACTCGGTTTTCATACTGTATTTTTTATAAATATTACGTTATTCTGCTTTTAAATCATTTTGTTGTATATAAAATATTAATTCATCTATTAATATCTGATCGTTGGATGAAAATGAAGGTTCTCCTTTAAGCATAATTATTCCTGCTTTATTTTTAGCTATTGCTCTTCTTCTTTTGAGATCAAATTCTGTTTTACCATTTTCAGTTATAACCCCCATATCAAACCCATTTACATTGGTTACTACAGGAGATAACTGTTCTGCTTGTTTTTTAGTTGCTTCTAGTAAATCGTTATTAACTTGTTGTTGGATAGCTAGATCAGAATTGGGGTTATCATCTAAAAAGTCTTGGATACATCCATTTAATAAAGTATCTAATAAAGATAAATATTGTAATATTTTTTCAATTACTTGAATTAATATATTTAATACCATCAAGGTTGAACCTGTTATTAATTTGAATTTTTTTATTTGTCTTTTTATTTCTTCTACAATATTAGATGTAATTGAAGGTTGGGGGGTTGCAAGTGATGAAGGGATTGCTGTTAAAGCTTGTAATGTTATTACAACAACTTCAGAAGCTACTAAAACTTTATCAACTATTGAAACTCCTAACTCTACTTTTTGTAAAGCATTATACATCTTATTTAAAGCTCTAGTTAGATTATTTTTTCTTTCAATTAATTTATTTAATCTTGCTAAACTATCTCCAGATTCACTTGGATCTATAGGACAAGTAGCATTCATATCTTCATAAGATTTACCTAAAACTGCTTGAATATTTGTAATCCCAAATTCTCCTATCATAACTAATACTGCTGGTAGTAATTTTGTTTTTGCTTCTAAAATAACCCTATTTAATGCCTTTTGAATAGCCATTTCAGGAGACATTTTGGCTATTTCGTTAGCCTTAATTTGGGGTTCAGTTAAAGGTGTATTTTCTCTAATAGTTTGTTCTAATTCTAATTTATTAGATAATAAATTTATAACCCCCATATGGGATTTGATATTTCCATCTAAAGTAAAAGGGGATAAATTACTTTTTTGACCGTAGTTCTGTGCTGAAACGTTTAATTTAAAAGGGGGTATAAAGGATGATTTTACGGGTATATTAAGAATATCCCCTGGGTATATTAAATCTTCGTTTTCTAAAAGTTTACCTGTTGTTGTAGATGTAGTAGATCTACCTTCAAGTAAATTTATATTGGCTTGGTATATTTTTTCTACCATTTCAGCCTCAGTAATTCCTTCTATTGGTCTTTTCCTTGAAATACCATATAAAGTATCTCCCTTAACCACAATGTACTTTTCACCCCCAATTGATTTACTTTGTAAGTTTTTATTTTCATAGTATCCATTTAGAATAAAAGAACCATCTGATTGTGATTTAGTTGAGCTAGGTGATTTTGTATTGTCTTTAATAAGAGCTCCAACTATTTGATTTTGGGTGGATTGATCTACTATTACTCCAGTAATCTTATATCTAACCCCATTTTCAACTCCTATTTTAAGTTCACCTACATCTAGGTTTTCATTCCCATCAAAATAAACTAATTCATCTAACCATTTTTGGCCAATTTTTAGAAGATCATTCTTTAAAATATCAAAATTAGCTTCATCTATATAATTTGTATAAAAAACTTTCCCTGTTTGATCTATGGGAATATTTGCTTCAGGTGGGAAATTTTCTAAATAAATTTCTCCTAGGTACCCATTTTTATCTAGTTTAAATGATATTTCCCCATCAATGGTACTATTAGTAGTATAAACAACATATGTTGGTTCTTTTAAATATTCTTCTACAACTTGTTCTACAACACCATCAGGGTATATACTTCTAATTCTTTCTCCTGCATAAGTTAAAGCTGCAAAATGATCATCTCCTGTTGGTGTTTTTGTAGATCCTGGAATTCCTTTCCCTCTATTAAATCTAGGACCTGTTTGGAAGTTTGTAGGAGGTACTCCTGAGGCCATAGCAGTAGTCATTATTTTAATTCTGGTGCTGCTTTGAGTATCTCCCCCACACCAAGGTTCAACTACAAATAATTTTTCTTTGGTTGGTATTACCTTAGCTACTTTAGCTGCCTCTTGTCCCCCAGCACTATATAAAACTACAATAGCATCTGGGTATTTTTTTATTGCTGAGGTTAAACCTACAGGATCTTTATAGCTATATTGATCTATAGGAACATCATCTCCAAAACCTTTTTTAAAAAAATCAACTTGTTGTTGTTCTGTTGTATTGGCATGCTTATCAGGAATTGCTAGTCCTGTCATTAATAAAACTCTCATGTTGTTTGAATCTGCCATTATAGAGTTTTTACTTTAGTAGATAAAATCTTTTTTAAATTATCTCTAGTAGTGGTTAATGTATGTGAAGTAATTGATGCTACTATTGAGGTTCCTCCATCTGTAGTTGGTGCTCCTCCTGGCCACATTTGGGCAGTTTCTAAAACTTTTACTACTTGAATTAAACCTGTTATCATAAAATAAAGATCATTATATAATGTATCTCCTTTTACTACTGATTCTGTTGCTCCTTTACTTCCTAATTTTATTTCTCCAGCATCTATTATAAATTTTTTAGTATCAAAATTTAATGAATTATTTGACGATAAATTAACTGATTCTTCTCCACTTATTAATATGTGGTCTTTTTTAGCATTAAAAACTAATCTATCAGAATTAATTATGACTTGAGGTCCTTTATATACGTCAGGTGTATCAGGAGCTGTTTCATATGAGAAAAATGAGAAATTTTGTGTAAATATTGGGATTTTTTGAGTAGATGTTAAATAAATTGATGATTGGTCATTATTAATGTTTTCTGTAGTAGGTACATATCCTGATATTTTACTTTGTGGATTTTGACCATTTCTTAAGATAATCAAAGGATCTCCATTTGCCCCCACTTCAGACCAATTATTCAAAGCATCTTCTGAAGATGGTTTAGCTGTACTTCCCAATCTAATGCTATTACCCCACCTTCCTTGATGTATAATATCCCCAGCAAATGGTAAAAGAGGGCGAATATTGTATCTTTCAATAAATGTTTGTTGGCTTGTATTAATAGGGCTATTTAAATTTGCTTTATATTGTTTTTTAGGTACTCTTTTAGTTGAGCCTGCTTCTACCTCTTGATAGTTTTTCCCCATTTCAGGGGAAGTATTATTGGTTACAGGGTTTGGATAAGCATTATGGTGAGGATTATTCCATAAGTTTATCATATTAACATAATAATATCCTTCTTCATTAGTATTTACACCAATTTTTCTGGTAGGAAGTCTAAAAATAAGAACCATTTCATTTACAAGAGGATAAGAAGACATTTGAGGGAAAAAGGGTTTAGCAACCCCCCCACCTTCATTTATGAAATTATTTAATTCAAATTTAATTGTACCTATACCATTTACCCCTCCATATTCATCAATTCCCGGATATTGATCATTTAATATGATATCAGTTACTCTACCAACTTGTAATTTTCCTTTAATTTTAGTTAAAGCTTGGGAAAGTTGATCTGTTCCTTGGGATTTACTCCCTGCGGGTAGTTTTATATTGGCATCTAAACCTTTTCTAAATCCCATTACTCTTCTTCTTTTTTAGGAGGTAGGTGTAAATTATTTATTTCTTTAAGTAATTGTTCTTTTTCTTCTTCAGAAATTCCAAACCCATTGTCTTCATTACCTTCGTTTGCAAATATACGTTGAAAAATAGTAGCAACTTTAATAAGCGCTTCATCATTTTTAATGCCTAATTCCATGTACTCTTTTATAAGTGGCACAATCATTGTAGCATCACCTATATCACTAATTAATGGCTTTAATTCGTTGATTAATGCACTAATTTGGTCTTCTTTCTTCTTTTGGTTGTCGTATATTTCCTTAAGTAAATCTGAGTAGGATTTTTTACCGAATATTTTTTTATCTAAATGACTCATATTTATAAGTTTTATGTATATAAATATAAAGAATTAGACTTTTTCGAACTCTACATAACCTTGTTCTAAGAAAGAAATATAATTATTCTTGAAAAGATCGTATAACCTATTGGCTATTTTAGTGATTTTTGGGGTTTTTACTTCTAGCCCATTAGTGGCCATTATTTCTCTGATGTATATGTAAAGTGCTTTTTTGTTAAATATTTCTATATTTTCTCTTTTTCTAAATAGTTCTAATATAGCATCTGCTACTTGAGCATCGTTGCCTTTTGGGAAAAAAGTATCAAAATTTTCTTCAACATAGCAAATATACTCATCGATAAAAAAAGAGAGCTTATCTGCTACTCTATCATCTTCTAAATTATAAGAATATGTTTCGTCCTTATATAAATCCTCTACGGGGGCTTTTTTAATACGTTTTTTATAATTTTTGGTATTGTATATAATAAGCCAACGTTTTACTATAGTACCAAAATATGAATATGCTTTAGCCCCTTTACTAGGATCAAATAAATGAATTTTAGAAAGTAAAAATGTAATAATTTCTTGTTGGAGATGTTCAATTTTATCTACTTCTGTATAATAAAATTTGAATGTGTGTATTATATTTTCTGTGAGTTTGAAGAAACCATAATGGATTTCGTCTCCATATATTTTACTCTTCTCATCAGTACAGGTTGTATTATTGTATCTTACAATAGCGTCCTCTGTCTCTTGAGTAAAGTAATTCCTCGAGGTTTTTTTTCTACGTTTAGCCACGTTTATTTAAGTTCTTTTACTTTAAAATCGTTTAAAATATCTTGAATTTGTTGGATTGATGTGAAAAAGTGACCAACCTCATCATCGGATTTGAATGTTCCTGCCCTGTCTATTTCCTTTAATTTTTTATCTGATGCTTCTATTGTTTTAGAAAGTTTATCTAAATATGTAAGGTATTCAACAAGTACATCTTCTTGCTTCTCATTTTTTCTGAGGAGGTTAAAGGTAGTAAAACCAAATATTATGGTTAAAATTGATGTGATTGATATTACAATTATTTCTATCATAAACTGTTTAACATATTTTTTAATCCTTCACTTTTAATTGATCCTAAAGTTTTAGTTTTAATATTAATATTAGTCTTTTTTTCTGATTTTGGAGTTTGATATAATTTAGGCATCCACTCTTTTTCAAATTCAATTCTAGCAGCCATTAGGTCTGCTTGATGAATAATATAAATCAAAGAAGTACGTGGTTTTAACTCTGGCATCCATGACTTTAAGTAAGGTTCATTTGCTGGATCATATAATCCATCATGTAAACGAATAGCTAACCATTCATTTTCTGTAGGTGTAACACCTGCATCAACTAATAATTTAATTGATCTTTCTGGAACTGACATATATGAAAGTTTTTTATTAAATTCATACATTTCCCCTAAATTCTTTTTTCTCCATTCATCCTGAGATGGTTTATGAGCATATTCTTCACCATCACCCATTTTCCCTAGATCATGGTTTATAGCAGAAAATACAAGTTCTTCAACTGTGTAATTTTGTTCTGCTCCGAACTCAACCCATATTTTATTTGTGGCTAAAGCACCTTCGATTACACGATTAACATGATCAATATAACCTCCTGGAAAAGCATTATGGTAAGCTTTTTTATGAGAAGCAGGCATCATGATAACCTCTTCTTCATGTTTTTTATAAAATTCAATAAGTTTTTCTCTTCGAGGGCCTGAGATATAGGTGTTGATATAACCTAAAAATTTTTCCCAATTTGATTGAATCTGTTCTGCTGATAAATTCATATTATCCTTCTTCTCTTTCTATAATATCCTTTAAATCCTGGATAGTTTCAATTATTTCTCTTTGGGTAGAATTAATATCTGTTCTACTTCCTCCCCTATGAATGTTGAAATCTAATTTCTTCATTTGTCCTTCTAACATGGAAAGGCGTCTTTGTACTAATTTTTTATTTCTCATATACTTATTTTATAAAACGGTGTTAGGTTATCCTAAACCCAACATTATCAACTTATTCCTTTTTCTTTATTCTCGGTTTTCTTTACTTCTCTTATCTTTCTCTCTAAACCCGTGATTGGAATATAATGAATGGAGATTATGTCTCCAAATTATCTTTAAAAAACTTTTGAATTTCTGTTAGAAAAGCACACTTTTCATATTCTTCTATGGATTCGAAGAATTTTATTGACATATTTAATGATTCTTCTAAAAGTCCTGGGGATTGGATCTTAATACAATCTTGCCAAATTTCCTTTTCTAAATCTACTAGTCTTATATACTCCCACCCTCTATAAAAAGCCATATGTTCACCTGCTTCTTCCAAATCATCAAAATCACCTAATTCAGGATCAGAATTTTTAAACATATTAACAAGTCTTTTTTGAAATGAAAGATGATTAAGTATTATTTTTTGGAACATCTTTAATTGATACGTGGGGGTTGTTCTAAATTCTTCAAACCCTAATACCCCCTCGATTTCTTCATCAGAGGGTTCTGGGTAATTACGATCAGGGTCGTTTTTACCGAATAGTCCAAATATTTTATTAATGTCCATTTAATATAAATATATAAAAGGAGAAATGGGGACCCACATTAGTTTAAATTGAATTTATATAATATAGAGTAGTCGGAACCTTGATTACGGTTTTGATCAATCAAATCAGCTA